TGGCACCGTGGCCACGCTTGAAGAGGCAACCGACCTATTCGAGTCAGCCTGTCAACTCGCCGAGTCATGGGCCAGCCAACACTGAGCACCGCCCACCACACCCCCGAGACTCTTCCCCAGGAGAACGCCCCTTGATCCTTCCCCTCGCCCCGTCCCCATTGTGTGACACTGGCGGCCGTTTCAATGTCGCTGTCGCCGATACATTCGACGCCGCCCGGCATGACCCCATCGGCATGTACTGCTCGCGCAAGCTGAACGGCGTGCGCTGTCTGATCCACCTGCAATCCGGCCAGGCCCCGATCTATTACACCAAGACCGGCCGCCAGATCACCGGCCTGGACAAGATCACAGAGGCACTGGCCCCCTGTCTGCGTGATATTACTGAACTGGTCATCGATGGCGAGCTCTCTCTGTCCACTCCGGACGGAGCCGACGATTTCAATACGCTGGTCAGTGTGATCCAGAAGAAGAACCACATCATCGACCGGCCCCGCTTCCACGCTTTCGACATGGTCCCCGGCCGCAACTTCGCCGCCGGTCGCTGGTCCACCAAATTCATCGATCGCCGCCTGACTCTCGACGTGCTGACATTCGACGCCGACTCCGAATTCTTTGTCCTGCACCCACAGGAACGCATCAACAACCGGGCTCAACTCGAATCGATGATCGCCCGCGCGGTCCAAAGTGGCTGGGAGGGCCTGGTACTCCGCCAGAACGCACCGTACTCCGGATTCCTCACCAATGACTTGCTCCGCCTGAAGCTGTGGGAGGATACCGAAGTCCCGATTGTCGGATTCCTCGCCGACGCCCGGGGGATTTCCTCGATTCAGGTCACACTGTTCGGCCAGGCTCTCCAATTCCACCGCGACCAGCTGCCCCCCGGAAGCCTGGATCACTTCCACCTGTTCCCCCGCGAGATCCTCAGCGCTCAAGCCACCATCGCCTGGGACTCCGGGAAAGCCATCAGCAACCCGAGGATCGCTGCCATCTACCCCGGCGGCCGGAAGTTTTAGAAGAGGCGAATGGCTGATGGCGAATAGCCAATGGCCAAACAGCCGACTCTCTGGCCATCCGCCACACACCATCCGCCATAGGCCCTACCCATGCACTTTGAAAACTCCCCCACCGACTCCCGCACCCTGATCGCTACTGACTACTGGGACACCACCAAGGCCCAGGAGGGGAAACCCGTCGTTTCGTTCTCGGGACGCTGTTTCCGGTTGATCCTGCCGACCAAAAGCATGATCGGCCCGGAACGCTATGCCCAGCTGGCCGGAATCCTGCAACGGCCACCGTCCGGCCAGCACCCCGCGATCGATGCTGATTCTCACCGCCTGATGATTCGTACGGGGGCTCTCCTGACCGCCGTAAACTGGTCCGAGGTCTACGGCATTACCGCCGCCGATTTCCCCGCCAATCCGCAAGCCTGCGATTTTGCCGTCTACGTCTTCGCGGGCAAACGCGGCCCCCGCATGGCCTTCTGCTGCCTGGCCACCCACCAGGCCGTGCCGTTCTAAACCTGCACAAAGCTAAAGGCCCGAGTTTCTATATTGCTGAGTAACCATTGTGACCCGGACTTATGCGCGAGTGCGAAACAGCCTGGGGAACTCCAGCCATTAGCCCCGGAGGTTAACCCAGCCCACCAGTTGTAACCATACCCTCCAACACCGCCAAGATTACCCCAAGCGTAGCCATAACCCCACATGCCGAAAAGATGCGCACGCTGAACGGTTGTCAGTTCGGTGTAAATCTCTTTCCACTCATTATTGAGGTAGATCCAGCTGACTCGCCGGCGGCCTGGGACTGACCCAGACGGGATCTCCTCGACGGGAGTAGCATCTTCCCCTTGCTGTTCCATAAGAAAGATCGGATCACCGACCGCACTCGGGTAGGTGATCGTGTTGTAGTACCAGGTGGCAATTGACGTGACATTCGCGTGGATCCAGGAATCGCTGCCTTCATCCCAGACCGCGGCGAGAACAGAGCCGTCCGCTGGTTCTTCTTTGAGTGTCACGACCCACCGTTCCAGGTCCGCGTCCCAATCAATCGTAAAATCCGCATAGACTGGCGTCCGACTGATCCACCGAGTCGGCGGGATTGGTTGATTGACTGTAATCCACCGATCTGTTCCGGTGAATCGCGTCCGGTTGATATTCGGACTACCCGTTCCGCTCAGTGCGATCCACATGGACGGCTCGACATAACCCACACTCCAACCGCTATTCCCCACATCGACCAGCCAGCGAAACAATGGATAGCGCTGTTCACTGTAGCTGGCTCGGTTTCCAGACGTGTCATTGCTCGAATAAAGGTAGGCCCCCAGCCAGACTTTGACGCTACTGTCGAACCCACACGCCGCGTGAAACTCTTCCGCCGTGGCCTGGAATGGAATGTCAACAATTCGGGCAGTTGCACCGTTTTGATACACCTGGATCGGAAATGTCTGGAGATCCTCCGCCGCGTCATTCAGGCCATACAACCCCGTAAGGTTCACGTCATACACAATACTGTCCGTCAACTGCAGTTCAATCGCTGAGATTCTCTCATCCGTCACCGGCCGACCGATCAAGACGACCACTTTCGTCGTTTCGACGACATCCGGCAACTTCTCAAACGGTCTCTGGCTAGACGAGCGCCGAAACCCGTTCGTCACACGCCACTCGCGGACCATTGTCTGCAGGTCGCGCGCCATGTCCTCGGGGACCACGTTGAGCTTCTTGAAACCAGACATATTGCCCCTTACTGGACGATGCGCACCGTGCCGGACACCGTCACCCCTTGCGGGAACGAATGATCACACGAGGTCAGGTCGATCGAGGTCAGTGTCGCCCGGCCCAGCACAACCGTAGCCGTCTGAGCCACCAGATCCCCGACCACCACATCCACGTCATCCGTCCCCAGGCCCAATTCTCCGCCCCGAGCCCGGACATCGATCGAATTGCTGTTTGTTCGCAGCTGGACCGCTTGCTCCCCCGTATTCCCTCGCCCGCTGTTCCAGACATCCACCTGGCCCGCCAGCGTGCCCAGGTCGATGAAGCACAGCGCCGTGCCCGTCCCGGTCTCTCCCGCCCCGATTTCGACAACCGGAGATTGGCCCACCAGATACCGCGGCCGTTCCTCCCACCCGTTGCCCAGGCGACGAGAAAGGCCAATATTCCCGCTGTGACTTTTTCGCTGTTCAATCTTGTCCCAGCGTACCGTCACGGTATGGACTCCCGTTCCCGCGCTGGTCAGTTCAATCGTGGCACCCGATCGCGAGGTCGAGATCCCCATCCGGCGGCGGAAGCGGTCAATCGTCACCACGTAGTAATCGGTCGAGGCTGACAGCGTATGCCCCGACCCGTTGAGTGTCGCCGTGCCGAATGATCCCGTCGTCGAGATCCGCACCTTTTGGCCAAGGTAGAAATCGCCGCAATCGTTGACATTCGTCCCCAGCCGCATATCCCCGGTCGAGGTCTCGGCCGTCCACGTACACCGCTGCCGCAAGGCTTCGGTCAGCGAAGACGACGAATCCATAAAGACCAGCGTGTCATCCGAGCCTGGCACACCCTGGGGCGACCAGTTCAGGGGCTCGTTGTAGTGATTCGGCCCCGTGGCTTCCTGCAGCTGTTCCAGTGAAAACAGCGTCGACTCCGACACCACCAGCAAACTCTGGTCCAGCGTCATCAACCGCGGCCCGGCCGCGTCGTAGGTCACAAAGAACGGACCACCGACAACGCCGGTGACGGTCACGCCCGTCGAGGGGATCGCCTCAATCGCCGTCTCCCAGTTCGAATTCGACCCGTTCCAGGCCACACTGCCGCCCGTTACACCGCCGACGATAGGTCGAATTGTCCCGCTGATGGCATTCGGATCGATCGTGATCTTGTCACGTTGCTGCACGCCGGGATTACCGGCCGTCACCACAAAGAGCTCGGGATCGTACCCACCCAGCAGACTGCCCACACCAAACGTCAATTGCGGCATGAACGTCGCCGCCAGGCCGTCGATGTACTCGACCAGGAACGGATCGGACGACGATCCAGACCCAGTCACGCTACAGTTCCCGCTGCCGATCGCTGCCAGGCCCCGCAAAGCCGTCTGAAACGTCGCCGCCGACAGATTCCAGGCCAGGCCACTGGTGAAGTTGGTTCCGTTGCTGGAGGCCGTGAAAGTCCCTCCATCCGCCCGGATGATCACCTGGTCAATCTGGTTCTGCAGGGGCTCACCCTCGGACACGACCTGGAACGTCCGGCCGCTCGCTGTGGTGAACGTCGGCAATGGCTGGTCGAGATTCGACTTCGACCCCTTGAACTCGACCATATAGACGTTGCCCTTCACCCCCAGCATTGTGATGCCGACATTTCCAGAACCGGTCCCCTCTTCCCATTGCGTCACCAGTTGTGCCTGGGTGGTTGTGTAGCTATGGTTGACCGTCCAGGTCGTCACGCCCTGTGTGATCTCGTAGTCCTGTGGCTGGAGCCCCATGTTGACCTTCGCCAACAGGAATTCATTCTGGTTATCCCCACTCTGGCGAATCGTTCTCGTGATGCAGGCCGCCGGGCTATTTACACCGGGCCACGCATTTTTCTGCTTTGAGTAATACACCGCACTGACTGGCGTTTGGGTCCCCAGATCGAGCCAGCGAATTGCAATCACGATCTCACCGCAGAAGTTTTGTGAGATCCCGGGGATGATTTGCTCGTAGGCCGCGATTGTGGTTTGAACTTTGTTTTCCCCAAGCACCTGCGCCAGCGCGGCATCTACCAACGTTTTGAAATTAGCTGGCTGTGTCGTCGCAAGATCGCAAAGCACCTCGGCACTGGTTTTTCCATCCCGTGAGAACTTCACCTGCTGCATACGGCCGTTGTTTGGATTAGGCATAAACGGAATCGTGATCGTCTGAATACACGTCGCCGACGCTGCCGCCAGTTGCCAGGGGTTACACGTCACCGTCGCCGTCCCCTGCAGCGCTCCGCCCTCCGCCGCCACCAGGAAGTTCATCCCGGAGAAACCACCCCCCATCGTCACTTCATACACGCGTGATTCCGTCGCCGTCCCTGGGTTCACCAGTGTTACGGTGACCCCCGTGAGCGATGTCGCAATGACTGGAACATTGTTCGCCGCATTCTCCAGCGCCGTCGCGACCGTCGATTCGCTCGCATTGTGATTCAGACCGGTCGTTGTCTCTGTCAGCACGTCCGGATAGGTCGAATCCTTGAAGGTCAACGTCCATGTCCCACCACTCGCCCCCTTGGGCAGAATGATCCGGAACTTCTGGGCGGTCGTGGAAACACCCGCGGTCATGATCTCGACGTAGCAACCAGGCGAAGAGTCACTGGCTGGCCCGAGGGCCTCCCCGGCCGTGCCATTGATCAGGAATGACTTGCCATCCGTAACGCTGGACGACACATCCAGCCCCACGTCAGATACCGCCGAGCGAAAGCGTTCGGTCAGGTCGGCAATGCTCTCACCCTGGATTCCGCCCACAGACGCCAGGATGCGATTCCAGACCTTGAGCCCGTAGCGAGCCCCGGGAATCGACGCATTGACGGTCACCCGGAAGATGTCTTCGCGCGACTCGGAATCACCTCGAAAAATGTATCTAGCCATCACCAGAGCCTCATTGGAGCGTAGGGCAGGAACAGTTTTGTGCGGAATTCCAGCGTGATCAGGTTTTTCGGTTCCAGCGGATCCATCAGCGGAAAGTCCCGGCGGGAGACATTCGCCTGGTTGTATGGCGTGGCATCATCCAGCCACCGACGATAGGCCATGCCGTACTTATCCAGCGCGACCGGCTCAGTCACCTTGTCATCACCGTTGAAGACCGTCGTGATCGGTTGCAACAGCCTGGCGGGCCGCTTGTACGATTGAAAAAACATCTCTTGGATTGTTGGATCGTCGAACCGTTTCTGAACAAGATTGTACTCCTTCTCAGTTGGCAGGGCGGCACTCGTCCCCGTGCCCCAGCAATCCTTGTCCAGCTTCCGCTCCCGATAACCCACATTCGGCCAGCGCCGCTTCCAGCCCAGCGGATTGACCAGTATGTCGAGCTCGTTCTTTCTCGCCTGGCCGTTCTTCTGCTGCACCACCCGGCAGACGGGGCGGGCGGTCATCAAGGTCCCTTCCTTGAAATACTCGCCATCGATGCGGACGCCATCCGAATTCACCACGTTGGCCCCGTACATCGACAGCCATTTCGGGCGCTCTTCGGTGAACCAGGTATAGTGAAACGCCGGGAACTCCCGTTCCTCTTCCACATCCTTGATCCAGTCCCCCGCCGTATTCCGGAACGGCGTGCCGTCGTTCGGATCGTTGTAGACGTTGTAGCGATGGGTCCAGCTGCCCATGTCGGGCGGCACTTTGTCGGCGGGATTCTCCATCTCTTCCGCCGACCGGTAATTCAGGTCGACGTAATAGACCCACAGTGAATCTTCGTGCTCGCGAATCGTGAAGTCACTGAGGAACAGCGGCAGCTTCACATCCATGTTCCTGGACGTTTTCAGCCGGTCGCTGTTGAATGGATGCTCATTCGCCAGCACCAGATTGTGCTCGCCCCGCCGCGACCGATTCATGATCTCCAGCTTGCAGAGCGCAATCCAGTATTCGACATCATCCCCCGAACGGAACTGATCACTCGGCAAGGGCTCGAAAGTGACTTCCAGTTCCGTCCGACACGTCGGCTTGACCGACTCCGTGATCTCATCTTTGACCACGCCCCAATTTGCGATTTTGGCTCTCATGTGGGCATCACCCCCAGGACTTGGACATTCTTGAGGGAGGCCGTGTTATCGGCCGTCTGTTGTGCCGCCGTCGTCAATTTCTCCATGGCGGAGGAGCTCCGCGGCGAGAACAGGTCGACCAGCAGGTTGTCCCCGCCCGCCCGTCCCAGTTCGTACTTGCCGAGCGAGCCCAGCTGCTTCTCAAAGTTGAAATCAGCCGCCGGAGCACCACCGGCCGTCCCCGCACCCTGGCCGCTCGCTCGTGAATCAAGCGGGATGTCTTTGTTTTTCTCCATGAACTCCTTGCCCCACTCATCCCAGGGCTGGATTCCATAGGTCAGCTTCGCCGCTTCCGCCCGCTTCTTCTTGAGCTCCTTGACCTTGCCGTCGATTGACATATTGAGCAGGTTATCGGGCGTCCCCATCCGGATCCCATCCACCATCGCCTGTGTGTTTGCGTCGTAGGCCGCCGCTGTCCCGACCGATGCGGGATTCATCATTTGGAGGATCCACCCGGCGCTGCGTTGCCAGACGGTCATCTGGACTAACAGCTCGCGGAAGAACACGGTGATAAACTCACCCAGCCCGATACACTCCTCCAGGACCCCTTGAATTCCTTCGTAAAACGCCAGCTTGATCCCCACCCAGAACGTCGCCGCCGCATCGGCAACCCGCCCTTCCAGGAGCACATCGAGCACCATTTCCATCGTGGTCGACAGCGATTCATACAGCCCGCCGAAGAACGCACCGAACCCGCTCGCCAGCCCCGAGAGCGATCCACCCATCAGGTACAGACCAGCCACCAGAACGCCGATCGTCGCCCCCCACGCGATCAGGTACGGTAAGGCCGCCATGAACCCGGCAACAAAGGCGGGCATGATCGTGATCACCCCCCCGATGACCGACATCAGGAACGTGATCAGCTGGACGCCGTACGCGATCGCGTTGAACGGCAGCATGAACAGGAACAGCCCCACCCGCAGCCCACTCAGCAGCATTCCCAGGACGACATGCACGCTGGCGATCGCCATCCCCAGCAACCGGGCCCCGAAGGCGACCGCAATCATGGACGCCCCGATCGTCGTGACAGTCGCCGCGATCGTCGCAAACCCACGGGCTACGTTCGGATTCGTGCGAATGAACATCGCAAACCACGACAGCAACTCTGAGAACTTATTCGCAATGAACATCACATCGTCGCGGAGAGCCTCGCCAAAGTTGATCCGCAGGGTATCCAGTGTCGAATTCACCACGTCGAGGGCGAACGCCACCCCCTCGCGTTTCTCCCCGGCGATCTGCGACCCGGTTCCCCGTGACCGCAGACGATCGGTCAGCTTGATCACCTCTTCGCTCATGCCCAGGATGTCAGCGAGGATTTCGACCTGGCGATTGTCGAACACGTCGCCCAGCAGTTTTCCCTTCGCGACTTTTGACCAACCCTCCGTCTGTTTTTCAAAGCTCTGGATCATCTTGATCAGGCTGAAGTTGCCATTCCCGTCGGAAAACTCCACCTTGGCCGCTTCCATCGCCTTTTTCGCGGGTCCCGAGGGAGACAACAGCGAGAGAGCCGCCGACCGTAACCCGGTCCCCGCCCGCTCACCGCTCATCATCCGCATCAGGATCGACTGGACAGCCAGTTGTTCTTCCAAGGGGACGCCCAGCGTATGCAGCAGGCCGCCCGAGGTACTCTGAGCGTAGGCCAGTTCGGATGACGGCTTCGTGCTCAACCGTGATGCCGTAGCCATCATGTCGACGATGGCGGGAATCTGCTCCGGTTTCATCTTCTGGCTCTGCATGATCTGGTACACCAGATCCGCCGCCATTTCCGGGGCGATCTTCGCGATGGCCGCGTAATCGATCACCGGCCGGATCGCGAGCTCAATCCCCGCATCGTTCAGGTCACCGATCGCCAGCTTTTCCATCGCCGCCGCGACTTGCTTCGCATCAAACTCGGTTTCCACCCCGATCTTGACCGCCAAATCATGCAACCGCCTGACCGACTTCTCGGCATCGGCGACATTGTCCCGCAGGGACGCCCGGATCGAGAGCATGTACTGCTCGAGAGTGGCATACTCTTTGACGCCCAGCATGACCGGGGCCATCATGGCGGCACCCATCAGCGACCAGGTTGCCCCCATGCCAGCCATGCGAGAGGAGAACGCATTGATTCTGCGTTCCACCTCATTCATGCCGTTGTCGAAGTCTCCACGGTCCACAAAGAACCGCAGATACGCTCCACCGGCCTGAATCGCATTAGCTCCCACTCTGGTTCTCCGGATTCAAGGATTGTGGTGGAAGGTCTGGGGGACGCGGGCGATGGCTGTTTTTTCGTTTCGGCGGCACGGCTGGCGGGTCCGGGTCCTCGAAGACATCTTCAAACTTCGGGGCAGGTTGGTTCCCACCACCGAGAGAACCGACCTGCCGCATGATGCCCGCCAGCTGCAGAACCACCCGGGCCGTCTGCCGCCGCGTTTCCCGCAGATGAGCCATTGCTCGCTCGTGCAGGTCACGCAGCGTCATCTCCTCGGCATCCTCCCCTAGCTGGAGGATCCCGGCGAAGCGGTTGAAGAGTTGTCGCCAATGGCGGCGAGTATGCTGCTCAGAGCCGCTGGTTCCGTGATCTTTTCCAGCATCTGCGTCAGGAACATCCGGTACGCTTGCTGGGCGGGCGGGGACAAAAAAGCGATCACCCGGCCTTCCAGGAAATCCATCGCTTCCGCGACAGCTTCCGGTTCCCAGAGATCCTCGAAATCCACCTGGCTGAGTTTCCGCTGCTCCCACTCGGGTTGCAGCCACGCCACGAGGATTTCCCGGCGGATCTTGGCGCTGAGATGGAAATGCTGCATCTGGTTGATGTCAGTCAGATCCATCCCCTTCAGCACTTTCCCCGCCGCATCCATGGGAACTTGGACCAGGTCCTCAATGCGGGCCAGGTCCTTGGCCCGCAATCGTCCCGTCCACACTCCGCCCTCGGAATCCTTCAACTGTCTCAACACGCGGTTCTCCTCACTCGGGTTTGTGGTCCATCACCCGGCGGTTATGCCAGAGTGACCTTGCCGGTTGCATTGGTCGTGTCATACGGCGAGCGTTCCAGCTTCACCTTGCGGATGTTCGCCGATCCTGCGTTATTCACCGTGTCAAACTGGGTCACGATGTAAACGCCGCGAATCGCGATGTCACCCACTGCCGGGTTGCTGTAGTCGGTCTGGCGAATCATCAAATCCGCACCGCCCGAGCTCAGACTCGTTCCCGCCCGCAGATTGTTGCGCTTGGTTTCGAGCAACAGGCAGACCTGGTCAGCCGCATTCCATTCCATCTCGAATTCGAGGGTCTCGGCCAGATGATGCCGACCGGCAATCACCGGGGCCGCCGAATTGCGGAAGCCGCGGGCCTTCGACTTCACCGTATCGGTCATGTCGGGGACCGTCAGGTTGTCGGTCAGGTAGAGAATCTCAACCACGTCCGCGTCGACCGCGTCCGCCAGATTCGCCCACGTATTCGTCAGACTGACCGCCAGGCATCCCTGAACGCCGTCACTCAACCCCGTTGTTCTCGACATGACTCACTCCTAGTTCGTGCTGTAATAGATCGGGGCGACCACCCGCCCCACCGGGATCGAATTGGCCCAGATTTGCGCCAGACTCCGCACCACCACGGGATTCGACGGAGCCATGAAAGGCCGCGCGGCAATGTTTACCAGGCGACCACTCTTGTTCCGCGACACCCCACCATGTTCCAAGGCCCGGGACGCCATCCCGTCCGTGAATCCCTTGCCCGTCAGAGCTCTCGCCCCGGCGATCGATTCAATTGGCGTGCCCGGTTGCCGAGCCCATTCGTAGATGATCGAGGTCCGCAGGACGTTGTATTGATTGGTCGGGCTTTCCCCGGGAAACGAGTACCGACCGCCGGGACCGCCGCCGGGATAGGAAATCGCTGTCCGCTGTCCGTTGACCTGCCGAAACGATCGCCGCCGCCGTCCCGACTGGTTGCGAATCACGATCAGCGACCGAGCCGTCCGCATGGCCAGGTAGGCCATCGACTGCACATTCCGCCGCAATGCCCGGTCCACCTGCAGATGCAGTTGCCGGGACTGCATGATCGCCTGTCGCAGCTGTAGTCCGACTCGCGCCGTTCCCATTACTGCACCTCGACCATGCACTTGAATCGCAACGTCGTCAGAATCACCGCCACCTTGGACCGCTTCAGATCCGCCACCTGGTACGCCATCTCGCGCCCGTCGTAGTAGATCCGCCCGTATCCGCTGACAGCGACCCCGCGGTTTGAGGCTTGCATCAACCGGGACGCATGCTGCTCGACATTCTTGACGGCATCCGGGACAGCGTCCTGGACCGCCACATCGGCCATCACATCCAGTTGCCGCCTGACCAGCATCGTGACGAACAGTTCCGCGTTCGCTCCGCGCGATCTCAGGTTCTCAATGTTCTCGTGAACTGCCACGCAACACAGATCGATTCGTCCGGCCTGTCCCACGTTCACCGGGAACATGGAAGGATCATTCGCCACGCTGACGAGGTAATCCGCATCGGTGATCTCGGTATCCGCTGCCAGCAACGCCTGGAGAGCGTTCTGGACGGCGACCGACAATGACACGGGAATACTCATTTAAGGCGCTGGCCCCTGATCGACGGTGGAGAATCGAATCTGCTGCTTATCGTCGTCTTCGTAGTACAGGAAGTTGTTTCGATCACGGCTTGCCGCCGCGTACAACCGCCCCCCGTAGTTGACAACCGTTGTGTCGTCCGGCTCAATCGGCAATCCATTGCCGTCGGTCGGAAGTCGATGCACACGGAACAGGAAGTCCACGTTTTGAACATCTACAGACCCATCGATGCGGCGACTCTGGCTGAGTGGCGAGGCATGCATGTCAGGTTTGCAACTGATCCGCCGCCAGGGTTGCCCCGGCCGCAGCAGCACCAGCACGTCGACATTGTGCATTGAGTCGAGCAGCGAAAACGCCCCGCCGATCAACCCGCTGAACTGACTGCTGGTCCCCATGCTCACCTCTCACTGTCACCGCCACACCGACGGGATCAGATGCCCGAGATCACGTCGATGGCGTCCGCACAGACGACATGCTCGCAACGATCGATTCGCTGGCGGATCACATCGGCGGTCTTGTTTTCCTTCGTGTAGCGGTCGAACCGTGGCGGGCCCTGGGTCCAGTACAGTGTGTTACCCCACCGCACATCCTGGCCGTCGTTCGAGCCACTGCCCACGACGACGAGAGCCGCCTTGGTCGCGGTCCACAAACCGCCGTAGCTGGGAGTTCCGCCCGTCGGAACACTGTTGGCCTGGGCATCCGCGACGATGATCTGGCCCACACCCAGGATGTCGGCGATCCGGGCCGCCGTGGCAGCTGCCGCGTCAGTCCGCTCGTTCGAGCCGAAGGTGTCCAGGATCACTTCGTTGCGACGCATCGCACGCCAGCGAGTCCAGTCGACCACGAGGGCCAGCTTTTCCGGCTGCACAGGCATCAGCTTCGCCCGCAGACGGGCAATCGCCGCCTCGACATCGGTGATGATGTTCGTGCTGAGAGTCGTCCACGCGGCAGAGCCCGCGGTCGTCGACAACGCATTGATGCGGGTAATCACATCGCGTTCGTGATTCTCAGCCAGCATCGAGTTCAGCATCTTGGCACCGATCGCTTCCAGAGCGATATCGCCGCCGTGGATCTTCTTCTCACGATCCGTCAGGCGGTATTCCAGACCGCGATCCTGGGTCGAGTAGCTGCTGTATCCCCAGGTGTAACTGACTTCGTTGAAGTTGCCTTCGGTCGACACACGGTCGTCAACCACCTTTTTGAGCAGGTGAGCCGCTTCGAGTTTGTAATACTCGGCCGCTTGCTCCTCGACGCCGACCAGCGGCATGATCTTCGCCCCCACGTAGCCCATCTGATTGGCTGCGAAGTCGAAGGTTTCAATATACATTTCGGCCGCCACCGGCCGATTCTTGTAACCAAAAGCGGGCATGACATTCTTCCTTGAAGGAGGATCTGACTGGGTTCCAAGCGGTCACACACCGCCGCTACGCTGCACCACCACCGACCGGATCAGTCGTGGTAAAGGATGTCGACTTCCTGATTCGCCCCGGTCGCTCCCGTCAGGAACGTCCCGAGCTTGAGGGCATCCGTCGCCACGTCGTCGACCTTGCCGCCATCGGCCTGGTAAGCCGTCGCGTACGCCGCACACGCCGCCGCGGAAATGTGCTTGCCGCAGGTCGCACCGCGAATCGGCAACAGGGTCGCCCGCTGCTTGCTGAGATCCGCATCGGCGGGATCACTTGCCCGGGCCGTGGTCCCGACCGCCCGGACACCTTTGTCGACAATCACCAGCTTGCCAGAGCTGTTGACGTTGACGTTCAGAAAGGCCGCCGTTGCGACGGCTGGCTCAAATGACGGACAGTAGTCCTGAAGATTCGTCTGAGACACGTTTGTCTCTCCTTAGGTGAAGTGAATGAAAGACGGAAATCCGAGATCTCGCGACGGGCATTTACGCCCGTGCGGCCAGTCGAGCGTTCGCCGCGTGAGCTTCCTTGGCAAACTCGGAATCAGCCTTCGCGACGGCGATCAAGGCATCGATCTTGCGAACATTCGGATGCTCGCTGATGTACTGCTTGACCCGCTGATCGAGTTCCTCAATCAGTGCCTCATCCCCGGAACTGGCAGTCGAGGTCTTCCCCGACTTCACGCTGGCACCCGACGGAGCCTTATGGCCACCGGTAGAGAGGATTTTCTCTTCGGCTTGCTGCTCCACTTGTGCGGTCGCGGCCGCAATTCGAGTGTCGGCATCGGCCTTGATCTTCTCGGCCCGTTCATTGGCCTCTTTGATGGCCGCTTCCGCCCGAGCCACTTTTTCGTCAGCCCAGGCATCCTTCACGGAATCCACAGTCAGATTGCTCTGGCTCTGGATCTTGGCCAGGAACACGGCATCGGCGGGCTTCGCTGGGTCAATGCCCCTGCACGCCGCGACGATTTCTGAATAGTTCATCGCTTTTACTCCCATCATCGACACGGCAGTTCTGCCCTTAATGCGGTTGGCCAACGCAGCCAGCGCTTCTTCCGGGGTTCCGATCTGATCGATCAGCCCCATCTGTTTTCCTTCGCGAGCCGAATACGTTCGTCCCGTGGCCCACTGCAGCACGTCGGAGGTCTGCCGACGCCGTCCCGCAGAGACTTGCTCGACGAACATCTCGCCGATCTGGTTGACTCGCTGTTGCAACACGGCCAGCTGGGACTCGGTAATGGGCAAGCCATCGACACCAATCCCCTTGTCTGTGCCGAACTTCAGCAGGTGGACCTGGAGCCCAGCCCGCTCGTACAGCTTGGAACGATCGGTAATCGTGCTGTAGACGCCAATCGACCCCACCACCCCGGGATCGTTCAGCCAGATTTCGCTCGCCGAGGTCGCCGCCAGGTAACCACCCGACGCGACGATCTCCTCGCCCGCCACGATGACCGGCTTGGCTTTCGCCAGTTCTGCCACCGCCGAATTGAGTTCACTGGTTCCTGCCCAGGCACCGCCGGGAGATTCGATGTTCAGCCACACCCCGCGGACTTGTGGATCTCTCAGAGCCTTACGGACGTTGTGCCGGGCCATCGTCGAGGATCCCCGAGGATCAAAGCTCGTTCCCGACTTGCTGATGGGACCCTTCAACTGGATGCGGGCAATACCGTCTTCCACCAGGTAGGTCGGATCCTGCCCGTCAATCGCCCCGCCCGCCGACAGCTGCTCTTTCATGCGAGCCGCCCGCTCGGCAATCTGCTCCGGCGTGATCTGGGCCGCGGCCGCCATCAGGAGTGTGCAGCGCGACGGCTCAATCAGAAACGTCTCTTCCCACTGATCGGAGATCAGCTGGGGGAGCAGTTCATAGGAGTCGATGCCAATCAGTTCACAATTCACTTGCCACCCCCCTGCCGGGCTGGTTGCTGCTGCTGCTGCTGTTTCTTCTGCAGATCGAGGGCCTCACGCTGCATTTCCTGCTGCGATTCCATGGCATCCTTCTGCATGTCCTGCTGCTCGACCGCCAGGGGCATCGTGCTATACATGGCCTTCGGTCGGCTGATCGGCACGATCTCAGACCAGTGCAGTGCATTGATTTCTTTCAGGGCTTCCGGGTCATCCTTGAACCGCTCCCGCAGTTCCGCCTTCCCCTCGAAGGCTTCCGTCAACCCGATCACCCGATCGTTGCGATGCTGCTTGGCATACTTCGCCCAGCTTTGGGCATGCCGCTTGCGGGTCCAGGCCGTCAGCGTGGTCAGGCCCTCGCTGATCTCGATTGCGTGGCCGGTCGCCTCTTTGACGGGTTCGGTATAAGGCCGTTCGGGATAAGCCCAATCGACCTTCAGCAAAGCATTGATGCCGTTCTTGCTGAGTTTCCCGCCGCCCTTTTTGAGCACATACGCCCGGGCCGCTTTGCCGATCTCGTCGTCCCGCTTCAACACCCGTCGCATCACATGCCGGTAAATCGGGACATGCCAGCCCGTAATCCACCAGTTTCGCAGGACATCCATGCGGTTGTCGGTCTGGTCCATCGCGATCCGGCACTGGCTGAAGTTGGCCTGGCCCGCTTCCAGTTCCACCGCCAGCAGGGGGCAATCGAGATTCACCGCCAGGCAAACCGAAATCAGCTTCCACAGCGCCATGAAGTTGGCGGGATTGACGCTGCCGTTCATCTGCCGGACTTTCGCCCCGGGCATCGCGTTGTAGAACGCATTCGGAGCCATTCGCCAGGTGCGGGCATCCAGGTCGAAATACCGCTTCAGTTCCGTGTCACTGAGCAGGCCGAGCTTCTTGAGTTCTTCGTAGTTCTCGAGTTCCATCTCCACGACGAACGTCTGGCAGGCCGTAATCTGCTGGCGACAGACTTCACTGAAGACCGAATCACCAGCCATGCCCAGCAGTTCCGCCACCGGCGTCAACCGGCTGATCGTGCGGGACGCAGGGCGACCGGGAGCCGTCGGATGCAGGACGATCAACTCGCCGTTGTCGTCGCGGGCTTCGTACTCCTCGACCTCTTCGACCTTGATCTGATCCATCGGATCGCGTTGATGCTTCGTGAACCAGTAGCTGATCGCTTCATGGCCATCGCCATCCCGGCGAATCCCGAACGCCCCATACTTCGGATCGCGACCTCGCGAGGGACTTCGGCAGCGCCACGCTTCCAGGACAGTCACCTGGGACGTGGGGGAGATCATCCCGAACGAATCCCCATGCCAGCGATTCAGGCGGAAGGCCGATTCGGTCAGCTGGTAAAAATCGTGCTTCGCGTGAATGTCACACTGGACAGGATCGTGAGCGTATTCGTTCCATACATCATCCAGCATCCGGTTCAGTTCCGGGTCATCCGTCGCTGGCTCAGGCTCAATCTCTCCAATTCGGGAGATCGCCACCACCGCATTCAGCGCCGGTTCCACCAGCGGATGCGTCAGCGCCAGTTCCGACGCCACCGCCCAGCTGACTTGCAAAGCGCGTTCGTCGATCTGGTAATCGGCCCCGTAGTAACTGGCCGAGGATGGAGACGGCCGCCAGCGACTCGACGATTGGCCAATACGGAACGCGGGCGAGGAAGCCACTCGGGCATCCCGCAACGTCGTTCGCAAGTCAATCAGAGAGTTATGGCTCATTCTGGCCCTGGGACACAGTGCAGATGCCGCGGTTCTGCCGCGATAAACCCAAAGAAATTCGACCCCGTTGGTGTCTGACTCTGAACATAGGCGCGAGCGGCTTGCCGCATCCGCTCCTGGTTGTCCAGATTCCACACCCCGCTAAAGCCCGAGCCGCGCCCCACACCACCCTGTTGCAATTCCGAGGGATGCATCAGGGACAACCGGTTGAGTGCCGCCCAGCAGCGTTTCGCCATGTCGACATCGCCGTGGATCTCAAAGTCCGAGTTATCCGCCGCAACGCGAACAAGCCCGGCCAGATCCAGTCCCGGTTGAATCAATGGCGTGGTCATGCGGGCGAGGGTAATTCGCTTTTCCCACCTGTCAAAAAAATGAACCACCATGCGCATAACTGCTCTTTTGCCATTTCTGTCACATTGCCATTTCTGTCACTTCGTCACATCCGATTTTTTGTTTGACAGTCTCTGCGGGCAAATTACCCTCGCGAGCACTGAGCCCGACTGCCCGCTGCTAGAACCAGCGCGGCAGGACGCCAAAGGCGGTCGGGCTCTGATTTCACACACATCTCTCAGGCACCGCCACGAGGACACCATGGAACTGGCCACCGTCAAAACGCAGATCGCCTCTGCACTCAATCGCGCGATCAACATCCCACTGGTCCCCGAAGGCTGTGAGCAGCTGCTGTTCGAGCGCGTGGTCGCCGAGGTCTACGGAAATATGCCGCTGGCCATGCAGGCGTCGATTGCTTCGGTCGCCAGCACCATGGGACCCACGGACCTGGAATCCGCCCAGAAGTGGCTCAAGGAACAGATCCCCGCGATTATAGATCGCTTGATCTTCTGGCGTCGTTCCAACGCCGATCTCTCGGAAGCCATCCAGAACAACCTGTTTGCCATGGCCGCTGAAGGCCAGAGCGCTGCGACCTACCTGGTCGATCAACCGGCCTGATCGGTCGCGTTTTTCGCTGGTGAAACCCGGAACAGGAAGGGCCGACTGGAATGAGTGAAGACCGACCGCCACGCGAACCCATTGACTGGAAGGCCCGCGGCCTCGATTGGTTGTTCACCCAAGGCGTCAGCACGATCTTGCTTCTACTCATCTGTTCCGGTCTCTGGTACGGCATCCCCTGGGCCAGAACGTGCATGAAGGACGATCTGCGCGAGATCCACGAGGAACACAAGGAAGCTCTCGACAGCGTGATCCGGACCTGGGACAGCCACATCGACAAGACCATCGACGCCTTCAAGGAAGACCAGGAACGCGACCAGCAGCTGTTGGACCGCGTCATGAATCGCCAGGCCAATAACGGCCAGCTTCAACCGTAGCCTGTCTCTGAGGAGGGACACATGGACACACGCACGCAGATTGTTTTCCTACTCGTGGCGGCCGCGATTCCATTATTCGCATTCCCGCTCGTCCGCTCGGCCTGGTTCAAGGTTTTTCCCAAGACCACCGCCAGCCCCGAATCGACGGGAAGCTCTTTTGGCAGTGATGACCTGCCCCCACCGCGGGCGATCGCGTTTAACGTCGAGATCCTGAAAGCCTGTGGCCGCAGCCTCACCCCTGAGCAGAAACTCAAAATGCTCGTGACGGAGGGAGTGACCAAGGCCCGAGCCCTCGAATTCGCCCGCACCACGCTCGAAGACAATCTGAGCCCTGTCACGGAGAAAGCTCCATGACCGCCCAGCCGTACACCAACCCGTTCGAATTTCAGGAACTGCTGGTCAAACTGTTGGGACTCCCGGCAGACATCGCGGACCGGGTCGTGGAGATCGACATTCACTCGGATTGTCACAACGCACCGACAGCAACGATCAAGTACGAGATCTTCCGCAACGATGCACTTGAAATGGCGATCGAAAAGCATGTGATCACGGACAATCCAGAAGAGAACCCATGAACAAATCTGTGCTGATTGCCTGTGTCCTCCTCGGGGCGGCGGGAGTGGTCTGGTCAATACCCGGTCGTCAGGTGTCCACCGACCGCGATCAGATACCACTCCCGCCCTCGACGATCGTCATCAACCTGGACGATCCGGGGTCGACTGCGGCCATCAAGTTCCTCTCGCTCTACGCCGACGGCAACGCTCGCGAAGCGGCCAAGTTCGCCCAACGTCTCCGCGACAACCCCACCCGTCAGGAGTTCGCAGGAGGAGCCGCGGCGGGCGCTGCCTGGCGGGAGATCGCCCAGGACGTGCTGAAAGCGTCACAGGAAGGTCTCGCCCGCAAGATCGAGGCCATCGACGCCGAAGAACAAGGCTGGGCCGCTGCCGCCGACTACACCGCTTCCGCTGCCGATGGCTGGCGCGAAGCCGCTTCCGTCCTCACCAAACTCGCCGCCAAATCCCGGAAGTAACCCATGATCTACCTGCCACAAGACCCGGCTGGCGTCGAACGACTCGCATCCAAGATGCAGGCCGTTTGTGCATCCGTGTCGGCGGGTGACCAGGTCACCAAGGAAAAGCTAAAGGATCTCGCCAAGAAGCGGGAACAGAACCCGCTGAACTACGTGAACAAGAACGACCAATCGTTCAGCAACACTTGCGGGGCCAATTCTGGGGAGCAGTGCCTCTCTATCTGGTACTGGAAACACACCGGACTGGTTCTCGACTTCGCCCGCCTCTGGCTGTACCTGTCGGGAAAACTCCGCTGGGATACCAAACGCGGACGGTTCCCAGATAACGGCGTCTCAATTCCCTCCGTCGCCGAGACTCTCTACGAACAGGGCGTCCCCTTTGAGCGATTCTGGAAGTTTAACCCGGATGCGTCGAAGTGGCCCACCGCGGAGCGATTCAAAGCAGAACAAACACCGGAGCTCATCGCCGCTGCCGCACAGCACAAATGCAAGTCGATGACTCCTGTCTCGCAGGACTTCGACGTTGCCGTCGCCCGAGTTGCTCTGGGGGATCCATTCTTCTGGGGCCACGGCTGGCCATTCCCGAACGGCGGTTCTGGCCATGCCACTTGCGGGGCCTGGTTCGAGTGGGATGAAAAGCTCAAGGACTTCGTCCTCATCATGTCCAACAGCCACGCGAATCAGCCCGTCTTCCGCTGCACCCGTCGCCAGTATGCCACCGCTCTGCGGTCCGGAAACTACGGCGGTTACCACATGGAAGGCAATGCGGATCTGAAGTTCCGAGCCAACCAGATGGTGATGTAGGAAGAGGCGAATGGCCTATGGCTGTTGGCCAGAGTTCAAACCCAAGGAGGCGATCGTGAGACAGTTCACCCCGTTGTTGTTGCTGCTGTGTTTACCGCTGCTATGCGGTTGTGAGGCCCTGGAGGCGGGGCATGCGGCACCGGCTGGCCCGGCGCTCTGGTCGGCGGCAGATGCCCAGCAGGCGCTGGACGACTTGCGGGCAATCCGGGAACAGACCCGCTTGCTCGCGAAGATCGAGCAGCAGACGGCGGCCGCAAACGCTGCTATTGCCACGCTGAATGATCGCCAGGCCGAACTGATCGACCAGCTGCGACTGTCGAGCGACTCGACCACCAACGCGGTCGCCAAGGTCTCGACCGGCCTGACCGACCTGCAGGACGATCTGGAAGGCGTCGAGCAGAGGCTCGACAACCCCCTTTTTCCACCCGCACCCCCGCAGCCCTCTTCTCCTCCCCCTCTGGCCATCAGCCATTCGCCATCAGCCTCTTCCACCCCGCTCTGTGTGACCATCGACGGTATCGATTACGACCTCCCACAGCTGGTCGCCGACTGGTACGAATCCCCCTGGACGTGGGTCGGCAGCCAAGACGCAAACGGCTTACGAAAACATCTCGCAGAACACGGCGTCACAAACATTGACGGCCTGTCCTTCGCCACCCTGAAAAAGCTGCACGCCGCGCTACATGAGAAGGAGATCGCCGCCAATGACACTCGTCGTGTCGTGGGAGCGACCGGGGATCTCCAGTTGTTCGGCGACGTGCAGCCTAAACACAATCCGCCTGATCTGGCGGTTACCCCCCCCGACGGCAACTCTCCGGTGATTCCGGAGACTTGCCCAAACGGCCAATGCCCACTGGTCCGGTCCAGGACGGTCCAGGTCACCCGCACCGAACCGGCGGGAGCCAGCACGGTCACCAGGTCTCGCAGTGTCTCCTGCCCCGGCGGAGTCTGCCCCGCCCCTGGCGTGAGCTATCGCCAGACCTACTACCGATCGGCACCGAGAGCCCGCGTCCGGTGGTTTCGGTAGGGCTGATGGCAATTGGCTGATGGCTCATGGCCAGCAGCAGGACTCTCTGGCTATCTGCCATTCGCCACCCGCTACGAGCCTTCCACCATGAACGCCGTCGAACACGAGATCGCCAAGGCCGCTGTTGACCGCTGGGGTCATCCATCCTGGCGATCTCGTGGCGAAATCCCGACCTACTTCATGACCAAGGATCACCAGGTCTTCTGCCGCTTCTTTCCCCATCGCATGACGGGACTTGTCTCGTGGTACTGGTTCGACGCCCAGCGTTTCGGCTTCCGCAACCCGCAGCTGATCACCGGCCTGGACCACCTGCGAGAACTCCTGGCCACCACCCAGCAACACGTTTCTGTGGAATGAACCACGGAGGCACGGAGGACACGAAGATGCAACGCCGAAATTTCACGACATCCATCGTGGCAGCACTGCTCTTGCCAATGACGAAAATCGCTGAAAGCGCCGCTGAGTGCCCGCGAAAACACCCGATTGTGTCCTATCACTCGGTGCAGAGTGACACATCAATCATGTGCTTCGAGTCAATTCGACACTTCACCGATCTATTCGGTAAGTTGCCCTGTCGATTCGTTGACAAGGTTCGTTTTTACTCAGTTCACGGTCTGTTCGTGTGCGTGATAGATGATTCCCTGCTCACCACGAAAGCGGGGTATTGGAAGACGCTTCATCACGCCTTCATGACGCATGGTGTTTACTGGTCGGGAATCAATGCCTCAGACGTGACAGATGCAGTCACCAAATTCAAAGAGGACAGAAAGTAACTGTCTGATCTCCGTGCCTCCGTGTCTCCGTGGTTCACTCATCCGGTCCAAGCCTATGCTGACATTCGTCAACAACCTGTTCGACGCACTCGGGCAAGACTACACGCCCCCGCAAGAGGGCGCGGTCGGGTTTGGATCGGTCAATATCCCGGGCTCGGCCACGTTCGTCACGCAGCTGCTGCAGTACGCATCGACCGACAATTCCCTTCACACACCACTCGGCCGCATGAAGATCCAGGCCCTCAAACCACTGCCAGGTATCGAACCCGCCCTGCTCATTACCGGCACGATCGCCGGTCGCCCGTTCTCTTTCTCCCCACTCATCCCGGACAAGCTGATCGACTTTGCCAAGGGTCGCCCGACGCGGTTCGGCGCGGTCGAACTCACCGGCACAATCGACCTCCCCGAGATCACATTCAAATCGGGACCATCGGGCGGAGAAGCGACACTGATGTTTGATCATCCCATTCACATTGCCAAGCACGTTGATGCCCGCGCCGGTTTCATTCGCCGCCGATTCTCCCAGATGCTGCAGACGAACATGCTCGGGATCAAGATCAACAGCCACCACGGCACCCCCATCCTGTCCGGAGCCGCCAACTGGCTGGCCCCCCAACTCATCTGGAGCTAATCCGCATGGATGTCCTCGACCGCCTTCACGAAGACCAGAACACCGCCGAACTCGGGGTCCAGCTGCGTGACCGTCCCGCCGTTCCCCCGGAATTCCTTGCCGGGAACCGCCTCAGCGATGCCCTGACATTCGCCGAGGACGCCATGGGCCCGATCTACCTGGCCGAGATCCTCGAATCGGTCCTGTCGACCGGCGCTCAGTTCGACTCTGAACCCTCATCCGAACTGCTGTCCGCGCTGAAGTACTTCCGCGCCAACGTCACCCCCGCCATCTTCAAGGCCCGCATCCAGGCCCGCATCGACAAACTCCGTTCCTGATCTCCGGCCATCCGCCATTCGCCATCAGCCATAGGCCCTCCCCCATGCCCAGCTACATCATCGAAATCGGCTGTGAGCCCTTCCAGATCCAGCATGCGGTCGCCCCAGGCTCGCCGTTCTCGCTTGTGATCGAGAACACCGACGAGGACGACTGGACGGGATTCTCGCTGGCCTGTGACGTGCGGGACGAGGAAGACACGCTGATGTTCCGCGTGACTTCCGCGGATGACGAGATCGTGGTCGACGAGGACGACACCACACGACTGACAATGACGTGGTCCGTCGCCAAAACGGCTCTGCTGTCCGATTACACGAAATACAAGTTCGACGTGATCGTCACGAACACCAAGCAAATCGTCTGGCCGATCACACTCCTGACCACGACCGAACGGGTGACCGCATGACCATCACTCTCATTGCACCAGCCCCGAAAATCTACAAGCTGAATGTTCGCGGCGAGAAAGGCCCGGCCGGTCCACCCGGCGACGGCACCACCACGATCGGCGATATCACCGGCTTGCAAACCGCTCTCGACGGCAAAGCAGCGACCAGCCACACACACACGATCGCAAATGTCACCGGCCTACAAACCGCCATCGATGCCAAGGCCGACGCATCAGCGACCACATCCGCACTGGCGGGTAAAGCCGCGAGCAGCCACACGCATCCACAGTCAGAGATCACCAATCTGGTGACCGACCTCGCGGGCAAAGCGGCCAGCAGTCACACACATTCCATCGGCAATGTCACCGGCCTGCAAACCGCCCTCGATGGCAAAGCGGATGGGGCGACAACAACCAGCGCCCTCGCCCTCAAAGCGGACTTGGTCGGTGGTTACATCCCGTCGTCCCAGATCCCCGCCATCGCGATTACCGAGTATCTCGGTTCTGTCGCCAACGAGGCGGCGATGCTCGCCCTGATCGGCGACCAGGGGGACTGGTGTATTCGCACCGACTCCTTGACCGCCTGGGTTCTCTCTGCGGACGACTCTTCGCTCCTCGCGTCATGGATCCAGATCCCACACCCGCAATCCCCGGTTCTCTCGGTCAATGACCAGACCGGCGTGATTACTCTCGACGCGGCCGATGTCGGGGCTCAACCACTCGACGCCACACTCACGGCCATCGCGGCCCTGACCACTGCGGCCGACAAGCTGATTTACGCCACCGGCTCAGACGCATTCTCGACCTGCGATCTCTCCAGCTTCGCACGCACACTCATCGACGATGCCGACGCCGCCACCGCCAGAACCACGCTGGGGGCTCAACCACTCGACGCCACACTCACGGCGATCGCGGCCCTGACCACTGCTGCCGACAAGTTGATCTATGCCACCGGCTCAGACGCATTCTCGACCTGCGATCTCTCCGCATTCGCACGCACGCTGCTCGACGATGCCGACGCAGCCACCGCCAGAACCACGCTGGGAGCATCAAGCAACGTCGGCTCAAACGGTTGCCACATCGCCGCCCCCACCACCGGCCAGGTCATCTACTGGACCGCCAAGTCCCGGCTGGCCTTCACGATCAACGGTGTCTATGGCATCCGCACCACCGCCGGGACGGCCACGGTCGCGATCAAGATCAATGGCACTTCGGTCGGCGGCCTGTCGGCGATCTCTGTCACCACCACCCCCCAGGACGTTGCGGCGACCTCGGGCAACACTGTCGCGGTCGGCGACGAGGTCACCGTCGAAGTCACCACCGCCAGCGGAGCCACGCACCTGCGATTCACTTTACAGGACACTCAATAATGGGATCTCTGGGAGCCATCTACGCGGGCGGCAGTTCGTCCATTGCCACATTGCCCCAATTTCTGACGAGCATCGGAAAAGACTCGTTCTATGCCCGCTTCTATCAGGGCATCGGCATGTACGTGAACGCTGACAAGACCGGGGGGGCTGTGGCACTCAACGGCACCGTCGGAAGCTGGGAAGCTGACCCGGCTAACACCAGCAACTTCACGGCGTACTGGACTCAATCTACGACTGGTGACAGACCGCACTACGCGACCGCGAACGGGATCAACAGTCTGTACTCGTCCAGCAATAACCCATCGGGAGCGGCTGACCAGAGACACCTGATACTGAGCAGCACGACGGCACTGAATGGCAACTATTCATTGCTGATGCGGTTGCCAATCCTGGCCCGTGACAATCGGACTCCGTATTCCCACAATGGAACGCAAGTTTATTTCGGTACATCGACGGGTGGTGGCTCACTCTTTTCTGCTGTCGCAGCCGGTGGTTCCACAGCCGCTGACCAAGTAACCCATTGCGTCCGAAATGTCGCCGGAACAACCAGCGGAAATGCGATCGTCTGCATTTCACAAACGGGAACAGGCCACAACAACACAGCGCCGAACCTGTTGAAACGCAGCACCGCGTACTCGTCTTCTGCCATCTCGGAACTTTGGTTTACCCCACTGCTGACGATTGCCGAACTTGACGCAGCCATGACATTCATAACGTGAGGCACCTGATGGCCCCCACCGCCAGTGAGATCTTCGACCGCGTGAAAGCGGAACGCCCCCCCGGCTGGCGACGGTTCACCATGGACCACGCCCAGCGGGTCCAGCGATCGCTCGTGCAGGGATCCGCCGTCGGCACCCTCAACGTGCATGGCGGCCTGTTGAAGATGGCCGATCTCTCCAATGACGAACTCAGCCGACTGAGCGAGCAGGTTCGCACCAACAACGGCGCGGTCGGAGTCGGCGGTATGTTCATCTTCAGCTGGCTGGCCTGGAAACTGGTCGAGGCCGCCGTCCTATGGGCCATCAAATGGGCCTGGCGGCGACAGTGGGGATTGGATGATGGCTGATGGCAATTGGCAAATGGCTCATGGCCGGATGGAAAGCAGTCAGTCCTATTTCTTGATACTTACGCGGGCGAGTTTCTCCGCCATGTCGGCGATCGCACGCAGGCCGAGACCCAGGCCGATGACGGCCAGATCGATCATTCCGAGCCCCACGAGAGACAAGGCTCGAAACTGTTGCAGTTTCTGGTCCGACCGGGCCTGCCAGTCCTGATCCGCCTTGATCGCCTCTCGAAGCGGTTCCACGTTCGCCCCCTGAACGGCAAAACTCTCCACCATCCCATCGGTCAGAAACGGCTTCTTGGCCGACGAATCCAGAATCCCCGAGTCCGCCAGATACACCACGAACCCCACCTGGAACACCAGCCCCAGGACAACCAGCAGGCCCCCAAGTATGCGTAAACCTTGATACATCTTCCGTCCCCCTCGCTTGTGTGGTAAACTGTCCGCACGTCCATTTGTGATACTACCCTGCCGCCCGGCCTGTTGACCACTCCTTTCCGTGGTCCAGCCCAAAGCCACCAGCCCGACCGCCAAGCCGCCTATCTCACCGCCTATCTCGTCTCTGGCTGGCTTTTTTTGTCTCGTCATCGCATTTCTCGTTTGGCTTGTTTTCCTGCCTTTCGCCTTGTTTCGTGCATTTCCCGTCATAGCGACCTCTACATTCGGGACGCAGAGGTCGCAGGTTCAAATCCTGTCACCCCGACTCGCATTCAACGAGGTTTTTTACGGGGCTTTGGGCGAGGGTCTTCTTTTTTGTTTTCGCTGTCAAGCCGCCTTTCCGCCGCCTGTCTGCCTTTCTTTGCCGTCGCCTGACCGGCCAGCCCGCCAAACGCCTGGCCATGGACTTCATCGATGACGTGGCTGTAGAGCCGCAGTGTGGTATCGGCCTTGCTGTGCCCCAGCGAGCCCGCGACGGCCAGCACCGAATGACCGGCCAGGATCGCCTGGGTCGCTGCCGTATGGCGGAAATGGTGCATCCCCCGATGCCGGATCCCGAGCTCTGCCAGCAATGGCCGCCAGAACTTGAAGTACAGATTCCCCCGCCGCTGGGGCAAGCCCCGGATCGTCGGGAAGATCCATTCGCAATCGCCGAGCTTCTCAGCGATCGCCTGTTTCCGCCGGGCCTCAAAGAACGCCAGATGATCCTTCGTCAGCGCCAGCTTCCGCCGACCGGCCGCCGTCTTCAATTTGTCCTTGATGACCTGGACGCCCCACTCGTCAAGGACCTGCCGCTGGATCGTCAGTTGCTTCCCAGCGACATTGAGATCCTCCCACTTCAGCCCGAGGACTTCCCCCTGACGCAGACCCAGCGAGTAGGTCACTTGGATCAACGGCAGATTCCGATGCCCCTTCAGCTTGGCGAAGATCTTCGCGAGCTCGGCATCGGTAAAGGGGACGATCGGCTTGCGTTGCTTCTTGGGGGCCTTCAACCCGTGCATCGGATGGCCCTGAATGATCTGCAGCGTCATCGCAAAGCTGAGCATCCCGCTCAGGGTCGTCCAGGCACTTCGCTGTGCTTCGGGCAGACACCCCGAATCCCGCAGCAGACTCGACCACTGATTCACCATCAGCTGGTCGACTTCAATCACCCGCTTCCTGCCCAGGTACGGGACGATGTACTTGGCCATTGAGTTTTCGCGATGCTTGACCGTCCCCGGCTCAACCTGCATCTGGTTCAGCCACTGTTTCGAGAGTTCCGTGATCGTCATCACCGACCCGGCAATCTTCCCCTTGCCAGCCCGCTCGTTCTCCAACAGCTTCGTGGCGGCCAGCGCTGCCTCTCGCGTGGTAAACGTCAGCTGTGGACGATGCCGTACGCCATTCCAATCGACATAGGAAACCGACGTGACATACTTCACGCCCTGTGTCTTCGTACGCCGCTCAAACACGGTCCCCCGGCCCCTTACGCCACGTTCCCGCTTCTTTCGTTCAGTCTTCGTCTTCGCCTTGACCATGCCCTACCCTTTCAATTGCCGCCAACAACACCGCCATGTCGGCGGTCTCGTGGGTAATGGGGACGCCCAGTTCCGCGAACCGGGCCCGCAATTCATGCATCGGACACTCGAGCCACAAACAAAACTTGTCCAGGGGATACACCCCCGTCTGTGGCATCGGCTGCATTGCTGGCTTACCGTGGTCGGCTTCGCCTCTGCCGTTTGTCCCCTTCATTGTCATGCCTTTCGATTGCCCGGAAAAGTTGTTCTGCACTGACCAGGTCAAAGAAGTTGGGTTTGACCCCGATGACCTTGAGCTTTTTGGTGAACGTATCACGCTCCAGCCCGAACCGGGAAGCCCAAAACGTCACGGTCTGCCAACCCAGTTGCGGCAGTTCCATCACAGACGGATCGAATCTTCCCGAAAACTCCGGTTTTTCGTTTGCCATTGATACGTGCCCGATCTAGGATCACGGATAGACACCCGCGACCGTGGAAAGAAGTGGGGAATGTCAAAATCATCAAAAGCCCGCAGGACTGCAATCCGGCGGGTTTTTTCTTTGGTATTGCTGGCCAGAAGCGGCGAGAGGTCGCAAGCAGCGACGAAGAGATGCTGATACAGTAGACATGCGGCACTCCTTCCCTTGTTTCCGCAGGGGACTGGGGCAAAACCATAGGGCAGGTGACCGCCTGTCCTATGGTTGCCGTTGTACTTACTTAGATTACTAAAGACAAGCCGAAACTGTTCATAATGAAACCATGTCAATACTAAATATTCCGTCATTCTCCGGATGAACGCCGCAAAATTCCGTCTAAACCCGCCATCTCGCCAACACGCGACAAACCGCGACTATTGTTCGCCCATCGCTGATTCACAACCCCAGCGACGGATGACCAGAGATGACCACGCAACGCGCCTCATTCACACCGCCCCCACGACTGGCCAGGGACTACCTGACCAGAACGCAGGCCGCCGTTGAACTCGGTTGTAGTCTGCGGGAACTCGACCGCAAGCTCGCTGCCGGTTCCCTCGATTTCATTCCCTACGACGGCAAACACCGCCTGATCAGCAAGAAGTCGGTGAACTTCTACATTGCCGAGCGCAGCGGCCTGGCAATGCCTGAGAAGGCCAATGGCCGACAAGCCAAAGCCTAGAGCCAGCAGCACGGACGAACGCGACCACCACACACCGAGACACGCATGACGATCCTGGACCAGTTGAACGCCCGACTTGCTGACGCTTCCGCTCAGCTGGACTTCTCCAACAAAGAAGTCGAACGCATCAAGCGGGAACTGAAGAACGCCAAGGAGTCACGTGCTCAAGACCAGGACAAGGTCAACATGATCGCCAACAACATCCGCGAACTGCGCGACGGCGAATATCAGCCCACTCTCTTCGAGGGAGACGAACCACCCTCGGAGGAGTCGCCGTAAGGAGAAGGTACGAGGCCGACTCCTTACGGCAAACATAAACCCTGTGCGACTGTGGATGGCCGTTTCGACGGCGGCAAAAGCTGATTGCAACCCCGGAGTGAACATCCACCACGCCCGGGACACTGCGGGGTAGAGCAGTTCGGTAGCTCGCCTGGTTCATACCCAGGAAGTCGTCGGTTCGAATCCGACCCCCGCTATTTAAGAAGCAAATGGCTGATGGCAAATAGCCATTGGCCAGAAAAACACGTCTCTGGCCATCAGCCATCCGCCACCAGCTATAGGCCCTCACCCATGGCCCCCAAACGCACACCGGCCCAGATCCGCACGATCGATTCGGCCACCCAGCAGATCCGCGTCACGCATCGCCAGAGTGGCGAGAACTTCGTCGTGCAGCTGATCGGTGGGGGACGCCAGAAGGTCCGGCTGGAGGGTCCGCACGAATACGAATTCCAGGTCGAACCACGCGACCAGGTCACCGACTTTCTACCAAAACTTCCACCACTTCCCCCCGCATAGAGTCGGGCAGTTCCCGGGCAGGGATGCGGCATGGACGCAACCGGGGACCGACCTTTTTTCTCTCTCTGAAAGGATTCTCTGATGCTCGTTCTCTCCCGCAAAGCTGGCGAACAGATCCTGATCGGCCCCAACATCACGATTCAGATTGTCCGGCTCGGCCCGAACAGCGTGAAGATCGGCATCGAGGCCCCAAAGGAGATCCAGATTCTTCGTCCGGAATTGCAGACGGCGGATGGCAAATGGCCGATGGCCAATGGCCAGAAGAAAGGGGGCAAGTGATGGAGTACATCATTGACGGTCTGGCTTTCGTCGGCTTGATCGCCCTGGCCATCGTCGCCGCCTCACTCTTCACCCGGCCCCGCAAGCAATCGCGGCAGGACGAGGACGTGATCGGTGACTGGGTCGATCGCCTCAAGCTCTAACCCCTCTGGCCATCAGCCATATGCCATCAGCCATATGCCATCAGCCATAGGCTCTCTTATGCGCCGCACACTCATCACGAAAGAACAGCAACTGCGAGTGATTGAACTGGCACAGCAGGGACTGTTCCGCAAAGAGATCGGCCAGCGGACCGGACTCTCGCGGGACATCATCGAGGCGATCTGCCGCAAGCATTGCGTGAAGCTGGCCCAGGCCAAACGCGGCCGCAAGCCCGACGAGATCCGCTACCGGGCGATCGCCAAACTCTACGAGATATTCCCCGTGCAGAGGCAACTTGCCCGCGTGCTCGGATGCTCGCAAGCCGCCATCTCCCGCAACCTGATCGAAGCCCGCAAACTCGACCCCGTCACCTCAGACACATAGGACGCCATGCCCACCATCCCCATCAAATGCGTCCACACCCGGACCAGGAAACTCGTCGACCTGAACGACGTGAAACCCGATGACATCGACCTCGACGACATCTGCTGGTCCCTCGCGGGCATCAACCGCTGGGGCGGTCATGGTTGCCGCACCTACTTTGTGACCGACCACGCCGAGTCGGTTTACAAGGCGATGCGTGAGGACAGCATCCACAACCGCAACCTCGCCACACCGATCGAACTTTTCTGGGGACTGCTGCACGACGGCCACGAGGCATACAGCAACGACCTCAGCGCCCCACTCAAGTATTACCTAGCCCAGTTCACGAACGCGCTGACGCTGCTGGAGCAACGAATCGACAAGGCCATCGCCCAGCACTTCGGGATTTCCGAGATCCCCTACAACGAATCAATGATCCACGAATACGACATGCTCGCCCGAGAGCAGGAATACGGTTTTCTCTTCGACGGCAAGAGCAATGGCTTGCTCCATAACACTGGCGACCGCAGCACCCAGGAAGTCCGCGCCAAACGCTTCAAGGGATACGTCGAAAAAGCCCTGGAAGAACTCCGCGACTGGATGAATAAACCGCAAATCAAATTCACGGCGAAACAGGCAGAGACGCCAGCGGCGCCACAGGCACGCAAGCCGATCGTTGAATATCTGCTGGAATCGCTGAGCGCCTACCAGAAGGAAAACCCACACCTCAAAGTCACCTTGACGATCCAGTGACACCCTCTGGCCATCCGCCACACACCATCCGCCATCGGCCAGCCCATGAAATCCACCCCCGAAGAAGACCTGCAGATCGCCGTCATGGACTTCGCCCGTCTCAACGCAGGCTGGCAGCCCGAGCTCCTGACGCTGATCCACGTACCCAACGGCGGTTTCCGCTCGGCCCGCGAAGCCGGTCGGCTCAAGATGGCGGGCGTCAAGTCGGGAGTCTCTGACCTGCACCTGCCGCCCCGCTGGGAGTTTCGCAAGGGACTCTGGCTGGAGCTCAAGGCGGGAAAGAACAAACCCACCGACGACCAGGAGAAGTGGCTACGACTCATGGCAGACCGCGGCCAGCAAATCGCCGTCGCCCGCAGCCTGGAGGGCGCAGCATCCGTTCTCAGCTGGATCCTGGAAGATGCCCGGTTACTGAAACAGTTCCCGAACATCACCTGGACCCGCGGCCCGAACATCGCCAGCGAGAGGACCGTCCCCCGCAAAGTGCTGCACTCGCAGCTGTGCCAGGGAGCCGTGGAGATCCCGTGCAAGGATTTCGAGTCGTTCTGGCGCTGGCTGGAGAAAGCGGGATGAGGGTTGAGCGTTGAGGGTTGAGGGACAGCACAGACACCACACGAGGACACCATGAACACGGGACGAATCATCAAAGTGGACTTTTCCGGGCGAGGCGTCGCCAAAGGGGAAATGCTCATCACGATCGCGACACCGTCCGGCGGAGTGACTGCCGGTGAAATCCAATGGGGTTACGAGACACTCGAAAAATCGGACTTGATAGCCCGAGCGATTCGGGGCCTGAAGCACGTCGGCCGTTTCCATTACCCCGACGAAGGGGGTTGTGATCCGCACCCCTTGGATTGTTCACTCGCTGGCCGTGTGGCCCATGTCTTCGGCATGGGGATGACTCGCGCGACCTCGCTTTGCCGGACATACGGTGAAGATCCCAACTTCTGCAATGAGCCAGCCACCGAGGAGACCGACGCACCATGACAAAACCCGCAATCCAGAAGGAATTGACGATCTCCAAGCCCGTCAAGATCGGTCAGACGCACTCCGGGCAACTGACATTCCTCTGCCAGATGATGCACTGGCTGAGAGAGAACGACCTGCCATACGGCGGTTCAGACTCCTCCCTCTACATCTTCGCCGAAACCTTCCATGTCGTCGGATGCGTCGAGATGCGATGGAATGACGATTGCCTGTGGATTCAGTCCATCTATGTCGACCCGGGAATTCGGAGGCGAGGAATCGGCGAACGCCTGTTGCACGCTGCCACCACCGCCTTTCAGGGGCCAATCCCCATCGGTCTGGGGACCCGGCCCGGAAACACGGCCATCAAGGCCCTGGCCAACAAACTGGGATTCACCCACGAGATCCACGAACACTGGCGCAAGTAGCCGCCACAGCGAGGACGTGACGGAACGCAGAGGGGGAAATCGTGACGGGCTTATCTGCCGGTGGGCCCAGATCACAATCGGGGTTTCCCTCTCTGCGATCCCTCGCGTCTTCGAGGACCTGATTAAACCACGGAGATCACCGAGGCACGGAGGAAACCATGAATCGCATTCGTTTGTTGTGGGGGTCCGTCCTGCTGGCGCTCGGCCTGTGCGTGGCCGTTGCGGGATTGCTGGATCTCGGTTGCTTTCTGCTGTTCGGTTCGGCCAGCACTCTGTCCCAGCAGCTGGCCGACAGCGTCGACCAATCGGCGGGCGTCTTACTCGTGACGAACGGCCTGTCATTCGTCGCCGGGATGCTCTGCACCCACTTCACCGACTTCCGGATGCAACCTACGGAGAAGAACAAGCCATGAGCACCGCGTTAGAGCCGAAATCGCGACCGATCCTGTTCACGGGAGAGATGGCCCGCGCGATCCTAACCGGCCGCAAGACACAGACCCGGCGAGTGATCGATCGCGTCAAGGGCCTGGGTAAAGTCACCTGCTTCGAGGGCTCAGAGACCACGGGCTACGACTGGTGTCTTCGCGATCGTCGGGATATGTGGAACGAGTTCCGCCACGACGAACTGCTCAAGCTCTGCCCCTACGGCCAGAAAGGCGATCTGCTCTGGGGGCGCGAGGCGGTCTCGTTCACCGTCGACAACCGTCCATACACCAGGATCCCGAAGGATAACTTCTTCGACGAAGACGGAACGCACGTCACCTGCTGGTACGCCGCCGACAACAACCGCCCCACCTGGGCAGAAACGCCCTGGCATCCATCAATCCACATGCCCCGCTGGGCTTCGCGGATCCTGCTGAAGATCGTCGACGTGCGAGTCGAACGCCTGTGCGACATCACCGAGGCCGACGCATACAGCGAGGGGGTCACCGTCACCGAGGACCATCGCGGCTCGCCTGACTTCGATTTCCGCAACGACGCCCGGACGGCCTACCGCCATCTGTGGGAACGCATCAACGGCCCCGGTTCCACCCTGATCAACCCCTGGGTCTGGGTCATCGAATTCAAACGAGTGAGGGGCAGCCATGGACCATGAATTCCAGCGACTCACCACCCCCGGCGAACGCCGTGACGAGCAGTTCATGGAACGGGTTTCCATCTGTTTCGAGGACGGACTTTACACACTTCCCGCTGCCATCGAGGTCGCCCGCGAAGAACGCCAAGCCCGGTTACAGAAAACTCTCGGCCCATTCGCCAACGTCCAACCGCCTGGACGCAAACAGCCTTGAGTCCATCCCACACGACGACACTGGACACAACCCTCTGGCCATAAGCCATCCGCCATCAGCCCCTGGCCCCTCTCCATGCCCCACCAAAAACCCCTGATCGATCTGGCCCAGCTGGACCGCAACCGCGGGGAGCAGCTGAAGGCGATTGACGGCCTGGCAGCCCGCTTGCAGCCAGGCATCGCCCGGGACGGCTATTCGGTCTCGGTTCAGGCTCTCGTGTCGCTGATGACGAAATTCGACAGCCTGACGAGCCCCCAGCGCCCCTATACGTGGCATGGCATCGCCCACTGGTCGGGGATGACCGGCCTCAGCCCGAAACAATGCTCCCGGGCGATCAGCGTCCTGCAATCGCTCCAGTTGATCGAGGCCCGCGTGACATGGGTTTCGCACGGCAAACGGGGCATGAAGATCAAGATCAACTGGTCCACCGTCTTCGAGGCTGGCCCCATCACCCAGGACGCCGAGGACCTCGCCCTCTGGACCGCCCGCAAGACCCGGCAGCGCACACTCTTTGCCCCCCGCCGCACACCGAAACCGACACCAGTAGTGTCCGTTTCAGAAACAGACACCATGTCCGTTTCGGTAACGGACACCATGTCCGTTTCAGAAAGAGACATAGTGTCCGTTTCTTCTATATCTAATCCGCAAACTTATTCGCCCAATCATCCGCAGGGTGAGGGAGTGGGTGAGGGAAGTTTTCAGTCTTCAGTTTTCAGTGAGCAGGACACCAGCCATGAAAAAGCGATTCCCGGAGAACATGGAACACACTCGAGTCACGCTCGGCCTGCCCCCACAACCTCGCGGGGCGCTGTACGGAGCGTTTCAGATTGCCGGGATGCGAGTGATCAGTTCGGGGACGGAAGACGAACGCTGGGAGCATGTGTCCGTCAGCTGCCCAGGCCGGATACCGACGTGGGAACAGATGTGTGCGATCAAAGCCATCTTCTGGGACGACGAGGAAACGGTCATCCAGTTCCACCCGAAGAAATCGGAGTACGTGAACACAAACCCGAACTGTCTGCACCTCTGGAAAATCAAGGGCCACGACTTCGAGCTACCACCCAAGGACCGCGTTTAGATCCCATGGCATTCCAACCTGTCCCTCCCGCCGACCTGATTCAGACTCTTGTCTCGCTCAACGTGGCTGACCCGCGATCAGCTGTCAAGAAATCCTTGACAGCTGGTTACTCACTCGACCAGATCCGGGCGATCGTCGCCTGGTATCAGGCCGAGGCCATGACCGACGAGTCGGGAAAGCTGGTTTACCCCTACGACCCCGGCCAGCTGGTCCTCCGTCTCCGCGACCGGGACGCGATCGACGCCGAGCCCGCCCAGGGCAACTGGCAGGGGGGAAAGTCCGGTTTCTGGACCCGCCTGGCCCCAATTTCCACGCCCAACCCCCGAAAACAGCCCCGACAAAGCCCGCAGGGCATCTCCCCCGCCATTCCGGTCATCCGAACCACCTACACGACCGCCATGGCCGCGTCCGAGATTCTCACCGCCCTGGAGCACCACCGGGCACCTGGACCCGTCCACCAGTCATTCCACCGCTGGGCCTGTGACGGACCGATCCCCAAGACACTCGCGTTCTGGCTGAAGGCCAACGGCTACGCCGTCGAGGAGAGCCAGCAATGAGTGACCAACCCGACTCGCCAGGTTGCGACAAAGAACCCTGTCTATTCTGTGGCTACCCATTCGACACGAAATCACTCGGCAAGTACGGCTGTCCAAATTGCCACGGCGAAGGACTGCCGCCGCCGAGACACGATGGCTGGATCCACGAAGACGAATTGCCGCCCCACTATCCCTACGACCAGATGTTCCCGCAATCACAAGTCCGCGACGGCGTCCGCATGTTCCCAGAGGTGACTCAATGAGCAGTATTTTCGATCAACTGCCCCCACAAGACCTCGACGCCGAGCGATCTGTCCTGGGATCGATCCTACTCGTCAACGAAGCCTTCGACGCCATCGCCACCACCCTGGCCGTCGAATCGTTCTACTCTGACGCCCACCGTCGCATCTACGCCGCCTTCCGGGCGATGTACGAGGCCGGTTCACGCGGCATCGACGCCGTCACCTTGCGGGACGAACTGACCAAGCGGAACGAATTGGACACCGTCGGCGGCACAACCTACATCCTGCAGATCCTGGAAACCGTGCCCCACGCCGCCCACGCCGAATACTACGCGGGCATCATCCGGGAAAAGTTTCTCCAGCGCCGTCTGATCGAAGCCGCGACCGACATCCTACGCTCGGCCTACCACCCCACCCAGCCCATCGATGAAATGCTGGCCACCGCCGAGCAACGCATCGCCGAGATCGGAGACACCCACGTCGGGCAGGTCACCGAGATCTCCGCGGTCATGGAAGAGATCAGCCAGATCATCTGTGATCGTATCGACTCGGAAGGCAAATCGGGGGTTGGACTGCCGACCGGATTCCACGAATTGGACGACAAGCTCAACGGCCTCTGCCCGAACAATCTGATTGTGGTCGCCGCCCGCCCTGGCATGGGCAAGACCGGCCTGGCTGGGAACATCACGTCGTCACTCTGCCGTGGCAATCACCCCGGCCTGATCATCTCGCTCGAAATGTCTTCCGCCGAGATCGCGGAACGCCTTCTGTGCGAAGAGGCCAAGATCGACGGCCACAAACTCCGCACCGGCAACCTGGACGAGATCGACCACTACGAATACAGCGCTGCCAGCGCCCGCATGAGGACCTGGCCTCTGTACTTCAACGACAATGCCGACCTGACGGCCAGCGCTCTCTGTTCCATCGTCCGTCGCGAACGCCGCATCCACAAGATCGAGTATGTGATCGTCGACTATCTGCAGCTGATCGACCCCGATGACCCCAAGGCGATCCGCGAGCAGCAGGTCTCGGCCACGATCCGCAAGCTCAAGAAGCTCGCCAAGGGCCTCAAGATCCCGATCATCGTTCTGGCCCAGCTGAACCGCGGAGTGGAACAGCGCGACGACAAACGCCCCCGGCTGGCTGACCTGCGAGAATCAGGAGCGATCGAGCAAGACGCAGACTCCGTCCTGTTCATCCACCGCCCCGACGCCTACGACCCCGACGACCGCCCCGGCGAAGCCGACATCATCATCGCCAAGAACCGCCACGGCACCATCGGCACCGTGACATTGTCCTGGCAGAAAAACCTGATGCGATTCCGCGACTTCAGCCCGGTGGCTGACGTCGACGGGGATTTCTGAAGAGGCTGATGGCCTAGAGCCTATGGCCAGAGTGTTCAACCACCACAACCAAGGCCCATAGCATGACGCGAGCACGGGAACAGATCGAGGAGGATTTGAGGCGGGCACACCAGCGCGAGTGTGAAATCTGCCATCGAATCAGCGAGATCGAATACACCATCAACAGCGTTTCGCGACTGCAGGTCGATCTTCAAAACGAGAGGAACCGGTTGCGGGACCTCTTCGAGACCGTCGTCAATCCACTATTCGCCGAACTGGACCAAGCACGTAGATCAGGCTCTGCCTGACGATCACCCACCACCACCCCGAAGGAAGATCATGCAAACCCAACAGGACATAAGGCACTGGCTCGCGATGCACTGCTCGGAACCACAGGCCAACTTCATCTACAACAGACTCGAGGAGAAATGGCACAACGAGGCAGCCCGCGCGAGGCATGGATTGACCGAGCCACCGACGATGGCCCTCTGCCGATACGTCTGGGCCGACATGATGCTCGCCACCGGAAAGATCCCAACTCAACCCTACCTCTCCGCCCTTAACGACCAAACGTAATTCCTACTTTGCCGACTTCGCCTGACCCGCGGCCACCTGTCTGGCAGAGAGATCCTGGCCATTGACCCACACGCGGCCCAGGACACGGCCCAGGGTAAACAGGTCATCTGACCGTTCGACACCCGCCAGCGAGATTTCCAGCTGGCCCTTCGTCCCCGGCGGAGCCATCCGCTGGATCGAATTCAGCGAGTCAATCCCCCGCTGTTTCTCCGCGGCGATCCGCTCAAGGATTTCGCGCTGCTTTTCGCCGGGCAGTTTCCTTTCCGCTTCGGTCAGCCGTCGCCCCGTCAATTCCGGGGCCCAGCAATCAGAAAGTCTCACACGGAGATCGGCAACGATCCGCACAGTGCCAGTGTCCCCATCATGCCACGAAACAATTTCGCACGGCACAACCAGCTTAGGATCCGGCGGCACATCCCCCGCCTCTGCATGAGGAAAATATGCCCACTGCAGCAACCTCGCGACACAAAGCACCAAAACAAACGAACACAGATCCAGGTTAAACTTCATCAACCGAGTCATCGCCAACCCTCCCTGCCCCTCTGGCCATCCGCTATCCGCCACAAGCCATCCGCCTCTTTCACGCGACAGCATCGACCTGCTCGAGAACCCACTCAATCAACTCGCTCGGCCTGGTGACCGGCTGGCCATTCCGCGTCTTGACGCCCCGCGCCACGAACCCCGCCAGCAGGCGAGCCATCACACGGGTTTGCTGACGACTCAACGGGCGACGATTCACCGAACGCACATGCACCACCGAGGCCATCGTCCGATCGACCAGGGGCAGTGTCAGCGTCAGTTCCGACACCGCCACGACTTCGACCTTGGGCTCTGCCGCGACCGGCTCGACGACGGGCGGAGCATCACTGGCGATCGGACCCACATGCTCCCGCACGACTTTTTCGTCATAGAGATTGTCGGCGTCCGGTTTCGGGAAATCGGGATCGGTGTCGATCAGGTTTCGCACCTCACCCACGTCCATCCCCATGAGCTCCGCCATCTCATCCACGGAATACTTCCGCGCCGCTGGTTTTTTAGCCACGATTGGTCGCCAGGAAAGCCATGCCATTCGGACCAAGCATCCCGCGGTCCGAGGCCACTTCAAACGCCGTGCGATCCACACCCGGCCCGGTCAGAATGACGGTGTCGGCGAGTGTCTCCCACTCCGCCCCGTCCTTCGTATGCTGATAAGCAGCGACCACAGAATACCGCAGCGAGTCGCGGAAGTGCTGTTCGTCATACCGCTTGGTCCACACACCGTCGCGAAGGTAATCCCCCAGTAAGTGCTTCGCAACATCAATCGGCTGATCTTCGCTGAATCGCAGGTAAAACGGCGGGATACTGTAAAAAGTCGGCTCATCACGCCCGATTCGCCCCTGCAAACGGTCTTCCAGCCAGTTCTGTGTCGCCGTGGTATTCACCAGGATCAGGTCCCACTGACGCCGCCGCTCCATGAGTTTCTTCTGCCAGGGCTTCTTCTGCCCCCGGAAACCACCCTTGGACATCAGGAAACCAGCTTCGTTCTTACTGAACCCGTTGGCATCGAGATCTGACGAGCCCTTGATCGGGGCGACATTCACCGGATAGGAACGGCAGCTGTCACAGAATTCGTAAATGGCCTGTGTCATGCCCCCGGCCCCAGAGTCGACGTACGCCTTCACCGGGCGATATGACCCCTCACGCCGCAGCACCGGCCAGGTGCGATCCTGCAGCAGTTCGCGAAAAGCCTTGCGGCCCAGGCACGTTCCCAGATCGACCAGCTGGCCCCTGCCGCCATCGCCCCACGCCGACAGCCACCAATGAAACTGAAAATCCTGTTCGCCCATCTTGGACACGTCGACGCCCATGGTGAGGAACTTTGTCCACGAGGGGCACAGCCCGCCCCGGTTCTCGAGACCGAGCGTATCGCTGGCCCCCAGCCGCTCCTGAATCACCGACTTCTCGACGATCGGCGGAGCCGGATCCCAGGTCTTCCCCTCCCAGGAGTTGATCCAGTTGCGGATCGCGTCCGACCGATTCGGAGCCAGCAGGGAATTCACCCGCTCCTTCGCGATCTTGCCGATCGTGATCCCGTCTGTCAGCACGCTCAGAATATGCGGCGAGGAGAAACTCGCATGATCACCCGACCGGGCTGGCGTCCCCGTCAGCTTCCCCTGGTACACGCCGCAGCCCTCGGGGACCCAGATCCCATTCTGGCACATCCACGCCCGATGTTTCTCTTCCAGGCGGCCGCGGCAGTGCTCGCATTCGTACCAGGCCGTCTCCTCGGCCAGTGTGGCATGCAGGCGACCACCGGGCAGGCGATCAAACCGGATGCCACCCGGATCCTTTCCGTTGCCCGTCTTCCACTGCTGGAACTCGCCACAGTGAAAGCAGGGGACCATGCGCGTCCGGTTATCCCCCAGCAATCGGCGCTCTTCGATGTACGATTCCCCCTTGATTGTCGGGGTGGACATATTGATGATTTTGCGGTCTTTGTACCCGATGGCCCGGTCATTCATCGCCATGCGGAAATCGGCTTCCGACCGGGTCGACTTCATGACCATCTTGTCGGTTTCGTTCTTCAGCACCAGGCGGGCGGAGTAGTCGGCGGCCTTGCTGGGCGATCCAGCCCATGCCCCGTAGATGCAGGCGACCGACGTTTCGATGAAGTCCTGCCGCTGGTCGGCTTCGCGGGGCAGGATCTCCTGGAACACCCGGTTGATATTCAGCAGCTTCCAGAACCGCTTGAAGACGCGAATTAGACTGTCCTGGTCGGCATCGGCAAACGCACAGGGCGACGGGTTATTGATCAGGGTCGCCGCAAGGATGAATAGCGAGGTTTGCGTCTTTCCCTGGCGAGCCCCCCATTGCAGCGTGATCTCGTGGATGCGGGGATCGTCGAACGCATCGAGGACATCGACCACATGGGGGAACTGCTGGAAGCTCAGGCGGTTCGTCAGCGACTCGGACGGCATCCGCTCAATGTTCTGTTCCAGCCAGTCCTTAGTCCGAACCGGCCGCCTCTTCCGCAGGTTGTCGAAGACCTTGGGCGAGATGCTGTAAGTCAACGACCGAGCCCATGTCGATGAGCATTCGCTCAAGACGGCTCGCTGTTTTGTCCTGGAAAGGGGTGAACTGCTTATCAAGCCACTCACCTACCGTCTCAGCCGTGATCTGTCCCGTCTCTTTGTCGGGCGGGATCTGATGGACGGCCGCGATGACATCCGCAAAAAAGACACGCAGGTCGCCGAACAACGTCGACAGAACCAGTTCATTCGAGACACGCGGGAGCAACAGGCTCAACTGCTCGGCCACCCGGGCTTCGTCGAGATCCGCCCTGGCCCGCTCCCGGCGAATCTGCTGCTGCAACCGTTCTTGCAGCAGGTTCTTGCTGCTCTGCTCTTTGGCTTTGACGGGTTTTGAGTGCTCCTGCCTCGCTTTCGCGATCAGCTGAGGGCACCACCGGATGGATGGATGCTTGCCACGTTTGGCCGCCTTGGGGAACCACTCCTGTCGCTCCCAATCGTTCAACGACTTGACCGAAATCCCGAGTGCTGCAGCACATTCATTTCGAGTCAGCCATTGCAGATCCATGATCGCCGAGGGTAATCCATGGAAAAAACCTCGCAAGAGCAACAGTGTGGGAAGTGGGAAGTTGGCCCGAAACTCACTCCACAGCCAAAAACACTACAAATCATCGCGAGTGTGGGAAGTGGGAAGTTTCATTTTTTATTTCCCACCCCCACCCGACGCGATCCGAAC